ATTTAGTGGCGGTTGTCAGCGACCCGTTCAGGGGGTCGTCGTGGAGGCCGTTCGCCTCCGACGTGGATAGTGCGCGGTCCCATTGGCGGACAGCGGCTATCCGGCCGGATGTGAGGTTTTGAAGGCCGTTACCAAAATCCCGGCCCATAAGGGAATTGTCGTCGCTAACGGAGCCTGGGTCGGGAAGTGATTTGCTATTTTCTTCGGTTCCATTGATATGGATACGATAGTTCCCGGTTGAATCATCGAATACAACGACGATATTATACCATTGATTTTCGCTTGGAGAAACGCCTGAACTCATGTAATTCGACCCGCCGGAATAAGAATTAAAAATGATTTCATTCGGAAACTTTTCGTTATCGTGTGATATAGATACGTCGTATTCCCGACGAGGATGCCATAAAAACCAATTATAGGAAGCCGGCGTCCCCGTCGGATAATACCACAAGCTAACGGACCACGGCGAACTCCCACTCAACCCATACGTCCCAGGGTACGTGTTCTCGCCGTCCTGATTGAACTCGTGCGCCGTCGTGTTCCACAACCCGGGTTGCCCGACGTTCGCGTTCCCCGAAATCGAGCCATCGTTCCCACCCGCCACATCGTCCAGCGTACTGCCGCCATCCTCGTGATGCGGAAAATAGAAATCCAGCGCCGACCCACCACCGTCAGACGACGGATACCCCAGCACGATAGTATCCCCACCGGGGAGGTCCCCGAACCCCTCGTGGACCACGCCGGATTCGGAAACGCCGTTATCCCAATCCGACGCGGTTTCCCACGTGACCGTCTCCGGCTGGCTAAACGCCACGTTCGCGATGCCATCGAGGTCCCCTAACGCCACGCTACACCACCTCGCCCTGACAGTCCGCAGCGACGTCCTGGTTCGAGCCGGTCCCGCTGTTGAAGTTCCCGTTGTCTACCAGCAGCGCCACCGTTTCCCCGCCGCCGCTGTTATTCATGTACGACGCCACCGGGTCGCCAGTCACGGTTGCCTGGACCGTGCCGTCCCCGGCGATAACGGTGGTCTGTTTCGTCGCCACGCCCGTATTGTCCAGCGTGGCGATGACCAAATCCAGGTCGCCCGGGGCGGGCTGGCCATCCGCAAGCAATAGGCCCGCTCGCAGGACCCGTAGCGTGCCGCCGTCCGGGACCTGGTGGGTGTAGACCACACCCGAATTCCCGGCGTTCACGGTCCCGGACTCGTCGGTGTTGAACTCGTCCGTGTTCACCCCGACCGCCGCCGCGCCGCCCGACGTGAACCAGTCGCTGCCGTCCGACTCCAGGAGCAGTTGGGCGTTGTCCGTGGCGATGTCTTTCGTTGCCCCGCCGTCGATGGTTTCGGTACCCCCGGTATCGATAGTAATGGGGTTTACCTCGGCACTCCCGCCGACGTCGATGACGGTGAGGCCGTGGCCGTCCCGCGCGTCACCGGAGGCAAGGGTGATGGTGAGGCCGCCGGTCCCGCTCGGGTCCACGAACAACACGTCCTCGTACGCGGTGGTGTAGTCTGCGGTGACGCTGCCGGTTTTCACGTCGGAGTGGACGCGGCGCTCCCGGCCCGCATCGTCCTGTGCGTAGAGAAACCCGTCGCCCTTCGGGTACGCCTGTACGTACCCGCCGGTCGGCGTGCTGGGTGTGCTGGCTTGCTCCTTGAGCGCGGCCTGGAGGTCGAAGGTGTGCTGGCCGGTCCACGTCGGGGCGAAGGTTTGGTCGACCGAGATGGTGGCGCTCCCGCCGAGGCCGATGGCCGCGTTCGTGGTCGTGAGGCCGGTCCCGGCGTTCGCGGTGATGACGCTGTTTGCGAGGTCGCCGTTTTGGAACGGGTAGCCGTTGACGTTCGCGATGCTCGCCGGAGCGTATGGGCTGGCGAGGTCCGCGATAGCCAGCGGGTACGCACTGATTTGGGCGGCCTCTTGCAGCTCATCGAGCGCGGCATCGACGTTTGAGACGCCGTAGACGCCGGTGTCGTCGTCGTAGTGGACCTCCTCGGCTTCGTTCGAGAACTGCGCGCGCCAGTTGAGGACGTCGCTGTCGGGGACGTCGGTGGCGTTCTGCGGGACGTAGACGAACGCGAGCGGTTCCTGGTCGCCGGTCACGTCCGGCGGTTCGGGGTCGGCCTGAGCGGTGCCGTCGGTGACGCCGGAGGCGGCGGTCCCGGTGTCGAACCACACGGTATCCCAACGGTCGTGGCTGCCGTCGCCGGCCGTAAGGGTGTGGGTGTCGGCGGTGCCGAGGGTGTATTCGGAGTCGCTGGCGAAGTAGGTGCCGGCGGCGACTTCTATCTCCATCGCGTTCGCGGTGGCGGTGACCTCGAAGTCACCGTTGGCGACGATGCCGTTGCCGGCGAGGGATTCGGTGACCGAGCGCCACATGGTCTCGAACAGCGGCTGGCCCTGGGGCCATTCGTAGGCGTCGGCGGTCGGCATTTGCCGGACGGACGAGGCGGAGCGCCTTAGTCATGCCGCCGCGCGGAGTGCGCGCCGTATAGACGAGCCGGAGCAGGCCGGAGCCGGTCGGTCATAGAGCGGCAGATGGGCACTCGCCGGGCGGGTAGCCGGTCTGTTCGGGTATCCGTCCGGCCGCCGAAATCCCGATGTCGGTCGGAGCGGCCCGGAGGCGACTCGGGACGACTGCATAGGTAGTGGTTTCCATCAGGGAAACCTTTATACTTATCGGGTGCGTCTACCCGGACGTAGCAGGGAACCACGATGACCGGACCGAACCACACCACGACGCACGCACAGGCCGACCCCGAGGAGCCGGCGGACGGCGGCCGGCGGGACGCCTTCACGACGTGTCTCAACTGCTCCGCGGAGACGACCGAGACGTTCTGCGAGCGTTGCGCCCCGGAGACGGGCGGGGACGAGGCGGACGGCCAGCCCGCAGACGAGCAGGCGGCGGACACGTACACGGTAGAGGTCTATCAGCCCCGGGACCCCGAGCAGTACCTCACGGCGGACGGGACGGAGCCGCAGCCCGGCTTTAGGGCTATCTGCCACGACCTCCGCGACCTGGCGGCCCTCGGCGGCTTCTTCATTGATGAGAAGGACCTGGACCACAGCGACTTCACGCGCCTCTACTCCCTAGCGGGCGGCGACACGATACCGGCCGCGGACGAGGAGGCGGCGCTCCAGAAGACGTTCGAGCAATGGAATAACGGCTCCGGGTGGGAGTCTGAGGCGTTCCGGCGGGCGAACCAGGAACGCCGCGCCGCCTCCGTCTCCGCCGGGGACATCATCCGGGTGGACGGGACGACGTACTTCTGCGCCCCGTTCGGGTGGACGGAGGTCACCCTATGACGGACCTCCGCGGCGCCGAGGGTTGCATCATCGAGGCGGACTGCCGTATCTTCTACCGCGCCGGCCCCGACGGGACGCACCACATCGAGGAAGGCGTTCAGTTCATCCTCGACGAGTCTCCGCCGGAGCGCCTTCACCGGGACGAGGCAATCCTTCTCCTGACGCAGGCGGAACGGGAGCGGCTCGCGGACAGTCACGCGCACCGCCTCGACGGGCTTACCGTCCCGGCGGACGACCCGACCGCGCACCGAATCCTTGTGGAGGTCGAGGTCCATGACTGAGGCCGAGCGGTCCTGGCCGACGCCGGAACCCGGGTGTATCGTCACCTACCGGGGCGAGCGCTACGAGGTCGTGACGGTCACGGACCCGGCGGTCGGCGGCTACGTCCGGGCGGAGAACCCGGACGGGACCGTCGTCTTTCCCCAGCGCGAACTGGACGACGACGGCGCGGTGTGGCTGATAGCGTAGGTGCGGCGTCCCGCCCGGCGGTTCCCGGGGTTCGACTCCCCGGCGGGACCTCGGAGGCCTATACCCGATGACAGACAACACGGCGGACACGACGGACAGCACGGAGACCGAGGCGACGGACGATTGGGAGCCGGAGCCGGCGACGCTCCGGGATGGCGAGACGACGGACGAGAGCCACGCGGCGCGGAACCTCGCCCAGATACGGCAGGGCGTCGAGGACGGGACGCTCGACGAGGACGCCCTCGAGCGGGCGAAACGGGGGTCAGACGATGATGGCTGAGGGCCAGTTCGCGCCCGAGGACCTCCCGGACGATACCGCGACGGCCGTCCGGATGGGTGACTCCGAGCCACGCGCCGTCGGCGTCGTCCTCGGCCCCCGGGAGCTGGAAAGCCTCCGCGGCCGGACCGAAATCGAGTGGGAGCAGGACGGCTGCCACACTACCGTCCGGAAGCTCGACGGCCGCGGCGTACTGGTCTCCACGCCGCAGGCCGCGACCGTCGAGGTCCACCTGGACGCCGCCGCGCTTGACGCGCTCCGGGAGCAGGGGGCCGTCTCCTGGGAGGCCGCTGAGGGGCCGCACGTGACGGTCGTGGGGCGGGATGGGTAACGCCACGGGCGGCGGAACGAAACGGCATGGCGGACGGTCTACGCCCGTAGCGCGGACGCCTACGCGGCCGGACGGCCGCTATCCTGGGGGCCGACCGGCGGACCCGAACGTACTCCCGTGTGGGAACCGTACCCGTAGTGATGGGTAGCCTCCTCGCACGCTCCCTCATGGGCGGCCTCGTCCTCGTCCTCATCATGATTGCCCTCGCGCCACTGATAGTCGGCTGGCCGCCGACTATTATCACCGTCCTGTTCTCGGGGGCGTTACTTGTCGCCGCCGTCCTGATGGCGGCGTACTCGATACTCGCCTGGAACGTGACCATGTCCGTCGATTCGGAGCGGTTCTGAGCCCCGGACCGGCTCATGCGGACGTTACCCCTGGGGGTACCGTCGGGGAAACCGGGTCGTACGCGACCGCTACGTTATCTTGAACCCAACCGAGGTCGTGAACCGGACCGTATCGTCCTTCTCGAACGGGTCCATCGTGGTCCGCCAGAGCAGCCGCCCGTCGTTGTCGAACACGCCGACCTCCGTGTAGTCGTACGGCTGCCCGGCCGGCTCGCTCTCGAACTGCGGCGCGGAGACGGTGATGACCTCCAGGGCGGTCCGCCGCTCACACGTCGTCCGGTAGACCTCGTTCCCGAGCGCTATATCCGCCTTCGCCGGGTCGGCCGTCCCCGTCCCCCAGGCTAGCTCGTTCATCCCGACCGTCACGGACTCCTGCTGGAGCGACGTCGCCACGCCCGTCTCCCCGTCCGCCGTCACGACGCTGGCGCCGGTCCCGCTCCCTTCGACCGTGACCGTGAGGTCCACGCGGACCTCCTCGGACGGACCGACCGGGACGGCGGTCGTCGTGACGCGGCCCATCAGCCGGCCCGTCGAGTCGAACAGGCCGAACTCTAGCGGGTCTAGGCCGCTCTCGCCGTGTTCCGGGAACAGGAAGTTCGTTCGGAACCGGACGGCGTTGGACGCCTCCGTCGCCCGGACGCCGTAGGCGGGCGCGCGGCCCGTTGCCGCGCCGAGCGTCGTGTCGTCAGGCGATGCGTCACCGCTCCCCGTCCCGGCCGCTATCGCGTCCCCGGAGCCTGCCATCCCGGCGAGGCTGTCTCTGACAGCGTTCCGGCCGTCCCGGGTCCACTTCGCGGAGGCTTCCGCGTCCGTCTGGAGCGTCCAGCCGCCGCGCACGTCGCCGGCAACGCCCCGGCCGCTCCCGTGCGCGGCGGCCGGATGACCGGAGATAAGGCCGTCGTCGAGTGACCGCGTATAGACCGCTATTTCGACCCCCATCCGGATGCCGTTCCGGCCGAACGAGAGGTTCTCGTCCCGCCGGTCCGGCACGAACACGAACCGCCCGTCGATGCGCTCGACGTCCCGGCGGTTCTCGGCGACCTGGTCCTGGATTCGGGGCATGGGTTACTAGAGGTTCGGCGACTTCCAGCACGCCGTTACCGTGCCGGTATCGCCGATACCGTAGTCGTAGCAGACGTACTCCTGCTTCGTGACCGTAAACGAGACCGTCCGGGTTCCGTTCGCGCTCAACGTGATAGTGCTGGCGCTGAGTACCGAGCCGTCCTCCAGTAGCGGGACCTCGGCCTCTACCTGGAATCCGTTCGGGTTCGTGACGTCCGCCGAGAACGTGATGGACTCGCCGACGTTCACCACGTTATCCGCGTCGTCGGTCGAGAGGTTCGCATACGTCACGGGGTCCTGGGTGCCCCGAACGGGGTCCTGGCTACTGAACTCGATGCGGGACCCGAACACCTCCGTCGTGCCGGCCGGGACGTCTACCCCAGAGTAGGAGACGCCGGCGGATTCGTGGATACGGATACCCGCCGCCGGCTGCCCACTTTCCGTCTCGCTGTCCCCCGAGAACGTGCTGGCGCTGTCGAACTGCGACTGCAGCTCCGCGTACGAGTCGTACCCTCCGACGCTGCTCTGGACGTCGTTGTAATCGCTGAACTCGTTCTTCAGCCGGGCGATGAAGGCGTCGGCGTCGTCGCTACTCCACCCGTGGGTGTTTACTAACTCGGATTTTAACGCCGAATAGGAGTTCGTCTGGTTCCGCACGAGGTCCTGAAACGCCGCCCAGTCCCCGACGGTCTCCTGGAGCTGGCTCGTATCCGCGGCCAGGTCGTTGACCTTCGCCGCATTCGTCTTAATCCCGAGCCAGACTAGCTTCTCCTCGGCCTCCATATCAGCTCCCTCCCGTGTAGCCCGTGTAGTGGAGCTTTACGTACGACCGGTCCACGACCTCCTTTTTCGAGACGTTATAGATGCTCTCGACGTCCTCCGGACTCCACTGGACCCGCATGGCCTCCCCGATGTTCACGTCGGCGTAGCTGATATCGGCGACCTCGAACATAATCGCGGTGTCGTGCCAGGCGTTATCCTCCAGAAACTCCCTGGCGCGGGTATCCGCCTCCGCCTGCGTCTGTAGTTCGCGGTCTATCAGCTGCTCCTCTCGTTCGCTAATCCCGTAGAAGTCGATGGAGGCGTTATCGGCGGCCGTAACCTGGATATCGCCGGCGCCCTGCACGACGACCTTGTTGACGATGCGGTCGTAGTCCCGGTCGAACTCGTAGTCCGTTACGGGTGAGCTATCCGTGATGGATTCGGCGGCGGTCCGGCCGCCGGCCGGCTCGTAGTGGAGGTCGTCGTTATCGTCCACCCAGGAATCGAAGCCGTCCTCGTCGCCGAGGGTGGCGAGCATCTGCATCACGTTCTCGTCGAACCGCCGCGTGATTACGTTCCCCGTATTCTGGACGTTGTTGACCGTGACCTCGGGGACCCGCGGCTGCTGGACGAACGGGAGGGTTTGCGCCATGTCGATGCCGACCGCGCGGGGTTCCGGGAGTGCGCCCTTCAGCCGGAAGCGGTACTCCAGCGTCCCGTTCGAGCCGTTCTCGCTCCCGATAGCCGCCGTGGTCGTCGCGTCCTCGGCGGAGAACGTATACTCCCGGAAGTTCGTATCCAGCCGCTCCGGCGTCCAGATGTAGTTATTCCCGGCGTTATCCCGGAGGTCGATTTCGCACGCGATTTGGTCGCCACGGTTATTCACGAGCATCCGGGTGGTCAGCCGGATGATTTGCCCGTCCCCGGGGATAGCGTCACCCGGCACCGAATCGTAGGAGACGGTATAGTCGCCGGCCGTGCCGCCGGCCCACCCGACGAATACCACGTTGCTCCCGTACTCCTGGACGCGCTTCTCGTTCGAGTTTAGCAGTTCGAACTCCGGAGTATCCGACGACCAGTCCGCAAGCGAACTCGCGCGGTGGATGAACTCGGGTGACCGGACCTTCGACTCGTTCCGGACCGCCTGCTGGAGTATCTCCCCGGTATCCATCTGATAGAACGGCCGATGGACCTGGATATACCGGAGGACGACCCGGTTATCGGCGATGGTGAACGTTAGTTGCTCCTTCTGCGCCCCGCTCGTCGGCGCCTTCGTAACCTTCCCGTCGAACTCCGTGACCCCGTTGCGCTTCACGACCGCATTATCCCCCGATGAGACCGTCCGGTTCGCCGCGGTATTCCCGGCCTCGACCTTACAGGTCCCGAGTCGGCCCTCGTCGCCGGACACCGGCTCGACCATGTTCACGGCGTCCAGGTCGGTACCGGCGACGGTGACGGTCCAGTCAGCCATCGGGCTATCCCGTGTAGACGTCGTAGTGCGTCCACTCGAGCGTGAACGTGTAGTCCCGCGGCTTGTCGTTGTCGCGGTTCTCCGTGATGGAGACCTCCGTCAGGAGGCCGTCGATAGGACCGCGGCGGTTCGCGCCCTGGTCGTAGTTCATCACGTTCAGCCCGTTCTGCGCCGTCGGCTGCCATTCCTTCGCGGCCCGCTTCAGCTCCTCGCTCATCCCGAGGTCGTCGTCGCTGTACGTCCCGGCGTTCGGGTAGTCGCCGGGGTCGACGTCCTTGATGACGCCGTTGAGTTCGTAGGTTTCCTTGGCGAGGACGGGGTCGCCGCCCGAGAGCGAGGCCGCGCCGCCGAGGAGGGCCTTCGTGACCACACCCATGCTGATGGTCGATTTGACGTCGTTCGCCTTGAGGGTGAACGTCTCCGTCCCGTCATTTTTCACGAGCGTCAGGTCGGTCGCGGTCATGTGACCAGGCTCTCGATTTCCGCGCCGAACTCGTCGGCGATACGGTCAGCGAGGTCCTGAAGTTCGGAGCGGTTCATGGAGGACAGGTCCATCGTCTGGTCGCCTATCTCGACGTTCACGTCCTGGTTGACCGTCTGCTCCGTCCGCTCGCCCCGGGCCTGCCCGCTCGGTTGCGTTAGCTCCGAGACGCCGCCGCCGCCGGCACCGGCGGTCGCGCGGTCGCCGCCGATGGTATCAGCGGAGAACGTCTCGAGCTGCGCCCGCTCGGTCGCCGCGACCTGCGCTAGCTCCCGCCGCCCCCGGTCCCGGACGCCCTGGATACGGCTCCGTAACGACTCGTTCGCGACCTGCCCGGCGTCGGCCGCCAGTTGCGGGGCGGCCATATCGACCCGCCCGACCGTCCCGATATCCACCTTCGGAATCTTATTCGCCTTCTCGATGAGATTGTTGAGCGGGCCGATAGCGGCGTTCACGGCGCCCTGAATCCCGTCCGTGATACTCCGGGCGATGTCGTTCATGAGGCCGACCGTCCAGGCGGCCAGGGCGTTCCAGCCCGCCCGCCAGGCGTAGTCGGCCGCCTCGACCGTCGCCCGGACGCCGGTCTTGATAGCCACGCCGAAGGCCTTCAGCCCGGCCTGAACCCGGGCTGCGAACCGGGCTGCGGCCTTCGTCCACTCGACGCTCGTGTTCACGAACTTCTGCTTCGCGCCCGCGAAGTCGCCGGTCAGGAGCGAGAACGCCGCGCCGAGGTAGCCGACCAGCGGCCCGCCGATGAGGAAGGCCATGTCCGCGAACGCGGCGGCCATCGAGTCCGTCTCAGCCTCCGCGACGGGCGTGACGTCCGTCAGGCCCAGGAGTTCGGCGCCGAGGAGTCCGACCGCTGCGACGGCGACCAGGAGGACGCCGGCGAGGAGGACCGGCGCGGTCATGACGGCCGAGAGGGCGGCGACCGAGAGCGCGTAGGCCTTCGTCGCGCCGGCCGCGAGCGTTGCCGCCGCCGCGTAGGCCTTCGTCGCGGCCGTCGCCGCCGCCTGGACCGGCGTAAAGAAGAACAGCGACGACGTCAGGAGGCCCATCGTGCCCTTGAGCCGCCCGGCCTTCCCCCGCGACTGACTCATGCTATCGCCGGACGCATCCGCGGCCCGCGAGGTCTCGTTCATGGCGTCGTTCGCCTCGGCCGCGGCGTCCGCCGTCTCGTCCAGCCCTTCCTGTAGCTCATTGGCCTTGTCCGCGGCCGCCTCGGCCTGCCGGATTTCGGCGGTCCACCAAACACTCCCGATGGACGGCATTACGGCCCGCCTCCGCCCTGGCGCTGCCGGCGGGCCTTTCGCGCCTGCGCCTCCGCTTCCTCGTTCTTCATCTGCTCGTGTTCGTCATGTTGCACCAGCCGCCCTATAACTTCATCGACGGGCATCCCCGGCGTCGTGACCGTCCGGACGGCCGTCCGCGGCGCCGGGTTGAACCGGCTGAGCGCGTAGCACGCAACGGCGAGGATACCGCATACCACGGCCCCGGCGAGCGCGCCCGTGAGGACGGTTGTGAGCAATCCGGCGGCGGCGAGGACGCCTACCCCACGTCGCGCCGCGGACGGCGTGAGACTGCCGAGGAACCGCTCGAACGACGTCGGAGGGACGACCTCCCGCTCGGTAGACCGCTCGCCGCGGATGTCCGCGAGCGTATACCCGGCGTCCTTGACCAGGACCAACTCGATGGCGGTCGGGACGTGCTGGAGGACGGCCGGGTCCTCTACCGTGCGTCGCCTGACCGCCTGCCTCAGTTTTCCTCCTGCGTCTCCTCCAGGTCCGAGACGGGTTCAGGCAGGTCCTCCTCCAGTTGCGAGCCGAAGTCAGCGGTGAGGCCCTGAAGCCACACGGTTACGTTCTCCGGCTGCGGCTCGACGGCGACGAGCATCTCCTTGGCGACCTCCCGGTAGTAGTGCGCGAAGTCCAGTTTACCGCCGCCGTCCGCCGTCCGCTTCAGGCTGTTCGTGAACACCTCGTTCTTCTTCGGCCAGGAGACGTCCGTCAGCGTCAGGACGTAGACCTCGCCCGTCCGCTCGTCCACGAGCGGCTTCGTCCAGGTCGTGTCGCCAGACGCGGTCGCGCCGTGCGGGTCATCCGCGACGTGGAGGTCCGGCCGGTCCCGGAGGTGGGCCGGGAGCGCCTCGCGGACGTCCTCGGGGAGGTCGTTCGTCGCGTCACCGTCAGCGTTAGTGTCGTCCGTCATGGTACCCTACCCCGGGTAACGGGCCGCGGTCGGATAAAGAGTAGTGGGAGCGCCGCGGGGTCAGGCGAGGTAGCCGGCCGTGCTGTTCGAGTCGTCCACGGTCACGGTGATACTGTTCGGAATCACCGTGACCTCGACCTCGATTTTGCTGGAGTCCGCGGGGATGGAGTGCGCGGCGTCCGTGAACTGGCACTCCGAGGCGTCTATCTGGAACGTGTCGCCGTTCGACCGGGTGAAGGACATCGACGCGGCGAAGCCGCCGCTCGTGGGGTTCACGAGTTCGTTATAGAGCGCGTTGTCCTCGACCACGATGGTCGCCGTCAGCTCGTAGTCCACGTTCCCGTAGGTTATCTCGAACGGGTCCTTCGCGTCCCCGCTCGGCGTACTCGCGTCGTCCACGATGTAGCGGCCTTCCTCCAGGTTGTTCTCGGTGCTGAGGGTGAAGTCCTGAAAGCGGGCGAACGTGGACCCGAACAGGCTGAGCTGTGAGTTCGCCTCCGAGAACAGCCACGGGTCAACGTCCGGGACGGCGATACCGGAAGTCGGGGACGACGCGACCGTAACGCCCATCGCCCAGTAGGTGAGCGAGCAGGTCAGTTCGTCGTCGTTGTTCATCGTGAGTTCGCCGGACTCCGGGACGCAGCCCTGGAAGGTCCGGACGAAGTCCGAGCCGCCGCCGCGCCCGTAGTAGACGACCTCCATCGTCTGACTCGGCGGCTTCCCGTCCTGCTTCGCCGTGAGCGTATGGGTATTCGGCGTCGTCGTGTCGTCGAAGGACTCCTCGCCGAGGAGGTACGCGACCGGCGCCCCGTCCTGACAGATGACGGGGACGTCGCCGCCCTGGAAGGTCCGCTGCCCCTCGTGCTTCTGGAACGGCTCCCGCGTCCCGCCGATGACGCGCGTGACCATCCAGTCCTGCTCCGGGTCGGGCGGGGTCGCTTCCTCCGCGGCTTTCCCGAGGGTCCGCGTCGGCGTGACGCTCGTCCCCTGCGTCGTTTCGACGCCGACGGCCAACTGTGAATCCTCCGACTTATATGGGTCGCTCACGGTCTTACATCAGTCCTCGTTGTCCTCCGCCTTAGTCGTGTCCCCGTCGCCATCATCGTCCACGCGCTCGATACCGTCGTAGGCGTCCGCGATGGACGCCTCGATGGCCGCCGCCCGTTTCCCTGCCGCCTGCGGGGTGTCGTCGTAGGTAAACTCCTCGGGGACGCGCTCCCGGATATCGAAGGTGTCCGGCGCGTCCGGGGCGCCGCCGGTCCGGAGCGCGACGCGGAGTCGGCTCCGCTCGCCCGGGAGTAGGTCATTATCGTCCCGCGCCGCCGCGGGGACGCGATACAGTCTCGTCCGGATGGTCGCTCGGAGCATCGTGTTACAGGGTTCGTGCTTCCGCCCGGTAGGCCCACTCCATCTCGTAGGTCCACCAGTTGAATATCTCGTCATCTATCGTGGCACCGTCCACGACGACCGTATCCCAGCCGCCCGGCGTGCCCGCGTCCCGCTTCCGGGCGTACTCGCTAATAGTGAGCAGCTCCAGCCACAGTTCCTCCCGGCGCTCGCGCCCCGCCGGCGTACTCGCCTCCACGAAGGCGGCGGCGTCCAGGTCCACGACGTCCCGCGGCCCGTCGATATACGTCTGCCCCCGCGTACTCGTCTCGCTCACGAGGACGTACTCCTCGGTGTAATCGACGCCCTTCCGCGGGTTGCCGTCCGCGTCCTCCGAGAGCAGTTCGATATGCGCCGGCTTCGCGGGACCTTGCGAGTCCGGGCGCGTCCCCCACTCGGCGTCGATGAGGTCCCGGGTCAGTCCGGCGACGTCCCAGTCCACGTCGGTCACGGTCATGCGTCGGTCACCTGCCCGTCCCCGAGCCGGTCGTCGCTCTCGGCGTCCGGGGCGCCGTCCGGCGCGGCCGCCGGGTCCTCGAAGAAGGCGATGCTCCCGCTCTGGAGTAGGCTCCCGGTATCCGTCGCCTCCTGCGAAATGATACGCTGGGACATGGCGAAGCCGCCGTTCGCCAACGCCGCGAGCGCCTTTTGCGGCGCCTCCGGGTCGCCGCTCCCGGCGTACTGCGCCATGACAGCGTCCGCGTTCCGCTCCATCCGGTTGAGGGACCGGCCGCCGAAGTGGACGCCCCGCTGCCCGTTCTCGTTGATGGCGTTCCGGATTTTCCAGGCGACGGTATCCTTCGACTGCGGCTCGCCGTCCGCGTCCGTCTTGATGCCGCCGCTGAGGTCGTTCCATTTCCGGTCCACCCACTCCCGGATGACCGAGTACGGCGGGCCGGTCGTATACGACGTCGGGAATTCGACGTACATCGCGTACTCGACGCCGTAGTTTATCTGGACGGCGCCCTCCATCCCGTCGAGCAGCGTGTCCGTAGACAGGCCGCCCTCCGTCCCTTCCTCGCGGACCTCGACCTCGCCCGCCATCAGAGTATCACCTTGGCGTCACGGTAGCGGGCGAGCGCGTCCCACGCCTGCGTCCGGAAGCGCTCCGCGGCCGTCGTCTGGTCCGGCGTATTCTCCGGGCCGGACGCCAGGACGGCCCCGTAGGTGTCGGAGTCGATGAGGTCCGCCGCAACGAGTTTCGCCGTCGCCTGGCGGACGGCCCGCGGGAGGTCGTCGGGCACGTTATCCGCGTCGGTGTCAGCCGAGGTCAGGCCGTAGCGGTACGTGACCCGGACGCGCGGGTCCCGTATCATCCCCGCCCCGCGAACCGGGCCGGCGCGGAAGTTCGCCGGGTCGATGTGGAGGACGCCGGTCCGCTCGTCCAGATACCACTCGGAGTCCGTCGCCCGCGTCCCGCCGTCCGCGGTGATATCCTCGACGGACGTCGGCGTCAGGACCGCGAGTTCGTCGCCCTGGCCGGCGTCGAGGGCCGTGACGTGCTGGTGCGGGAGGAACACCTGGACCCAGTGCCGGATGGGCGTGAGGAAGCCGTGGTCGCTCCGCTGCCGGCGTTGCCGTTCGAACGCGGACTCGACGCTGTGGTCCATCGCGACGGCTAGTTCGCGTGCCGTCACCTTCCGGGTCCGCCAGGCGCGCCGCGTCTCGTCATCGACCGCCTCGCTCGTCCCGAGAATTATCTCGCGGACCTGGGCCGCCGTGGGGTCCGAGGTGGCGTCGAAGGACTTGTTCCGGACGTACCGCTCCACGTCGCCCGTGGTGCAGTACTGGACGTCCTGGTCGACTAGCTCGTTGACGGGCATACGATGGGTGTACGGTGGGTGCGGGGATTAATCCCCGCGGTCGGTCACCCCTCCTGCGGGAAGACGACGAGGCACTCCACGTCGTCCGTCGTATCCCCGTTGATAGTACACTGCGTCGTACCCTTCGAGGTCACGGCCTCACCGCCGGTCGGTCCGGCGACCATCACGTACGGCTCGTTCGCCGGGTCGGCGTCGATACCGTCGATATCGGTGTAGGTCAGCGAGGCGGAGCCGGACGAGAGCGTAACGGTCGTGAGGTAGGCGCGGCCGTCCACGGCTACCGACCCGAATCCCGTCGCCGCGAGGGCCATGTCACCGGGCATGGGTTAGGCCAGGTTGTTGAGGACCTGAATCCTCGTGGGTGACTCGGACACCAGGACGCCGTAGGCGTCGGTGGCGAACGTTTCCTCGGGGCTGGAGCGCGCCAGCGGGTGCATCGTCACGTCCTGCAGCATCGCCATGTAGTTGGCGGAGGCGTCGAAGGACGTGAAGATGCGGTTCGACGACGTGTTCGGGCTCCCGTGGGACTCCAGGACCATCGTCCCGTCCACGTCGAGCGCCTGGAAGCCGAACGAGAAGTCGTCGGCGGGCGTGTCGTACCGGATGAAGTCCTGGGTGTCCTCCTGGAGGTCCTGGAACGTCTTGTGGTCCGTGACGTGCGTGATGTCGTCCCGCGAGGACCCGTCGCGCCGGAGGTTCCGAATCTGGTCCCGGACCTTCGAGAGCGTGATGGTCGCCCCCGCCTCGTCGGAGACGTTCCCCGAGTCGGCGAGGTCCGTCATGCCCTCGAAGCCGTTCGCGTCGTTCCCGCCGACGCCGGCCTTCGTGCCCTGCCCCTGGATAAGCTGGCGTTCCTCGTACTGCCGGATAGCGCGGACCTGCTGGTCCTCCGTGAGCGCCCGCGTTGAGCGGAGCGTGTTCGCCGCGAGCTGGACGAAGTCCGTAACGCTGTTCTGCCGGCCGTAGGACAGAACGTCGTACGAGAGGTTACTGTACGTGTCGTCGTTCTCCGGCCAGGAGGCCGCGCCCTCGCTGAACTGGGAGGCGTCCCCCGTCTCCGTCAGCTCGTCTACCTTGACGGTATCCTCCTGGACCGCCGTGCGCGCCAGCATGTCGGCCAGCGGCAGGTCCTCCTGGTCCGTGATGAAGACGTCCGGCGTGAAGAAGATGGGCAGCGAGTAGCTGGTCCGGTCTACCGCCTTCGCGGTGACGGCCTTCTCCGCGGCGTCCCGGATGGAGAAGCCCTCGGCGGCGAACTCGTTGAACTCGTCGTAGACCGGGGCCCACTTCTCGTACATCCGGTCCTTGAGGTTGATGTGCTTGCCCCGGCTGGACAGGAAGCCCATCGGGTCCCAGTACGGAACCTGGTCGCCGGGGAGGCCGCCGGCTGCGGCGGCCTTCTCGACGAGGTCCCCGAAGGCCCTGTGGTGGGCGACCTTCGCCTCCCGGTTGTTGATGCCGCCGCCGGCGGCCTTCGTTACGCCAGTCTCGTGGTTCTTGACGATGCTCGTCATGCTAGTCGTCTCCAGTCAGCGCCGCGAAGTCGTCGTCGCTCCACTTGTCCGGGTCCGCGGCGTCCCGGCCGTCGTCGGTGTGTTCGTGGATGTGCTTCCGGATGACCTCGTTCCGCGCCGCGTCGTCCTCCGGGAGGGCCGACTTCTCGACGCCGAGAATGTCGGCCATCTTCGCCTCGACGGCCGCATCGACGTCCGGCTCCGGCTCGCCGTCCTCGCCGTCGTCTCCCGAATCGTCCGGGCCGAACACCTCGGCCTCCAGGTCGTCCACGCGGTCCTGGACGGACTTGACCGTCTCGTTCGTCTCTTTGACGGTCTCGTGGATGGCCGTCAGGGTCGGCTCCTCGCCGCCCTCAGTCTGTGCCTCGCCGTCGGCGGGCGATTCCTCGCCCTCGTGCTTCTGTTCGGTGTCGCTCATGGTCTGGTCCGCCATCGGCGGTCCGCCGTCGTCGTCCTCGTCCGCCTCCTCGTCCTCCTCGGCGTCGGCGTCCTCGTCGTCCGCGGCCTCGACGCCGATGTCCTTGCCCGCGACGGACATGGACTGGACGCCGAGTTCGCCCGTCTCGACCCCCCACTTCAGGAAGGCCTGCAGGCCGGCGTCCTCGAACGACTCCTCGCTCGCGGCGAGGTAGGCGTTGATGCTGTTCGTCAGCATCTCGGCGGCCTCCGGTGGCAGTTCCTTCACCTCCGCGTCAGCCGTAGGCGGGTCCGCCCCGCCGTCGTTGGTATCGTCTGTCATCTGTGTCTCCGCCGCGCTGCCGGTCGCGCCCTTCGCGGCCAGGGCCGCCGCGGTCGCGGCGCCCGCGCCGTTGTCGTCCGCCGGCGACACGTCCCCGTTCAGGAAGTCGGTCACGCCTATCTGGGCGGCCTCCCCGTAGATGGAGAAGCCGGTGAGTTCACCGTCCTTGACGCGCTGCCACGCGCCGTCGGCGAACTGCACGCCCATCATCCACGTCCCGGCCGGGTACTCCCGCGTCTCCTCGCCGTCCGGGGTCGTGAACGTCTGCGCTTCCTTGAGGGTCCATGACTCGATGGGGACGCCCTCCCCGTCGAACAGGTCGTGGTCCGTGTCTATCTGGCGGTAGTCCGCGAGGAAGTCGTGCGCCGCCGTCTCGATTTCGTCAGCAGGGACGACGTCCCCCTGCTTGTCCGTCTCGTTCGGAATCAGGACGGGCGCCCACGCCTTCTGCGCCTCGTCCGCCTCGTCGTCCTGCTTCTCGATGGCCGACTGGAGTACGAGGGGCGCCGTGACGCCCCAGTCCGCGCCCGCCTGCTCGGCGTCCTTCGCGTAGACCCACTGGGAGTCGATGGCGGGGTCCTCGACGCCCGAGACGAACGTGACCTGGAGGTCGGTGAGGACCTGCTCCGCCGACGGCTCCTTGAGTGCCTCGACGAACTCCAGGATACCGCCATCCTGAGGGTCGTACTCCTGGGCGAGGTCCGTGTTCTCCGCCATCCAGCCGCAGAGTGCCTCCGGGTCGGCTACCTGTTCGTCGTCATCGAAGTGACGGACGCACGCCGCGCGGTCCTCGAACGGACCGACGGCCGGTTTCTGGACTGCGTCCTGTTCCGCCACGGTCCATTTAAACAGGCTCCGGCCTGTTAAATGCAGTGTGTAAATCGGGCCGCAGACGCCGAACTGACACCTGACACTGCGGTTGACAGGGAGGAAAGCCCTGTCCCCCAGAGTGGGGCACCGGGCCGAGGCCGATGACCGCCCGTGGGCGCTGGCTGGAGTAAGCGCCCGTGCGGTGAGCGTGCCGGGCGAGACAAGAAGGTTCCGGGGGCGCCGGGCTACTGCTCGAGTTCGACGGAGACGAGGACGCCCATGAACGGGTGGTAGCCGGCGCTGTAGAGCGCGGGCGTCCCGTCGTCGTCCGTCCGGACGCGCTTCGTCTTGCCGTCCTCGTCCGTGAAGATGACGCCCGTCTCCCGCGGTC